CCAGTAGTACAACGCTGTCGCAGTCGCCGCAAGCAGATACGAAGTCGTTACGCCAGTCGTGGTATTCGTCTTATAAAACTTCATCAGGCGGGTTATTCCTGCGGGCGCGGCAGTGGAAACATACTTGGAAGTGCCGCTAATTGTCTTCAGCGTACCAGCAGAAACGTCCACGTTCTGCGCGTCGCGGGACTGATTGACCGACATAACCGAGTCGTCAACAGCCTGGTTCAGACCGCCCGCAAAGTTCGGTATTTTAAACGTACTCATAGTAGCCACCCGGACTATACGTCGCCTTTACGCGCCTGTGCGCCATCTTGCTTCCGGCACGTAATCCGTTCAGACCGTCTTCCCACTTGCTGTTCCAAAGCCGGTATTTATCGAACGAGGACGACGTACCTTTCACAAGGAAGTACTGCGCGGCGGCATAGTAGCACAGGAGCCGCCATGAAACAGAGTCCGAGAACGGATATTCCGAAGTCAGCGCGGACATATCGGCGGGGATGTATTCATACTCCACTGTGACAGTTCCGAGTTCGGGCGCGTCGCACCAGATCACGCCGTCCTGTTCCTGAAAATAAACATACGCATCCGAATACTTAACGGTAACGAGCTTCCAGAACGTGTTTGTAAGTTCGTCCACGTCGAAGCACGAATCCTCGTCAAGCGCAATATCTTCGCTCGTCGTCAGCCTTATTTTCTTGGCGACGAGGTTTTTTGCCTCGTTGATCGCGGATGAGAGGCGGTCTACTATGGCTTGGCTGTCCTCGTCGTATACTTCGCCATCCAGTTCAAGTTCGACTTTCACATAGTCAGCCGATTCGTCTACAAGGGTTTGCAATGTGACGGACATATCTTCACCGCCTAAAATTCTTTGAGGAGTGCTTTTCGCATATCCTTTGCGAGTTCATACACCATATCTTCGCGCTGTCTTTCCTTTGCCTTATCAACGCGCTCGTTGTTCTCGTCCATTTCCGCAAACGGGTCACCGTTGACATTTTCCCAGTACACCTTGCGGATTTTCTCAATCGTGTCAGCGTTAAGCTCTTTCCACGGCACCACCTGAAACACGCCGCCGTTGAAGTAGATTATGTATCGCTCGGTGTCGTAGTTGAACGCTATGTCGAACAGCTTGTCTATGTCTTTGAGATGGGGGCGAATGTCTTTGCAATCCGCCCCGTTCTTGTCAATGCCGTACTGCGTCATTATTCCTCCACCGCCGCGATAGTCGCAACAACAGCACCCACACAAGTGAATGTCGCCGTGTACACGCCTTCCGTGTCGGTCAGCGCGACAGCCGCACCGCCGTTTGTCAGGGTCACGACGGAAGTTTCCGCGTCCGTGGGGGTGATGGTGATGCTGTATTCCTCAAAGTGAGTTACAGCTGTTGAGCCAGCGGATACAGTCCCTTCCTCGTCATCGAGCATAACGATTGTACCGAGTTCGTTGGTCGTTGCGGTGTAGGCGTAGGTATTTGCCGTTGCCGCCGTGACAACCGCCGTATCGTCGGTAATGGCCGCGGTGTACGGGTTCGTCGATTTCTTGTCCACCGATGCCACAGTAAACGTAGACAGGGTATAGCCCGTGTCTGCCGCCGCCGTGAACGTCAGCGACTGACCGCTTGCGAACGTGTCCTCGTCAACAAAAGCGTTGCCCCGCGCATCAACGATGGAGAGCGTGGTGTTGTCCCCGATAGTGGTTGTTACCGTTTTCATAGTCGGTGCTGTGCCAGACGCTACCGTCCACCCCGAACCGTGGGAGATATACTCCGTAGCAGGGGTGTCAAACGCGATTGCATGGCGCAGTCGTTCCAGTTTGGCTTCGTCAGCGGTAAGCTCACTCGTCAGGTCAAACCACCATTTGCCAGTCAAAGGGTCTTTCAGTTTACCCATAGGGCTACCTCCCTATATGCCGATAGCGAAAATCTTTGCGCTAACAGCGGACATGTCCTCTTCGTTGTCCTCCTGTGCAAACGCGCCCGTGTCGATTTCGTACAGCATCAGCTTGCTGTTTGCGTGGTCGTACTTTAGGATATGTGCCGTCGCGTAGGCTTCGGCAAGAAGCATGTCAATGCTCACAAGCCCCAGTTCCTCCGCAGTCAGGCTTTCGCCGCCCGTGGGGTATGAACTGTCAAACGCCACGGTAGCCGTAACAGCAAAGCGGTTGCCGAGTTTTACGCGATTGAGGTTGGTTATCGTCATGTATTTCACTCCTTAAACGGAGGGGACGGTGTTGCGCCGCCCCCTATTTTGGTTTGCTTACGCCTCGGTGATGTCGCTCACAAGAACGTGGGCGTTACGCATGGAGCAACCAAGCTCCTGATAGACGTACAGTACAGCTTCGTAAGCGTCGTAGCCGGACACGCGGGAGAGGATAGCACCATCGTCCTGCATCCAGTCGAAATCGGACAGGCGGTAGATGGACAGCTCGTTCTCGTCCACGACAAACATCTTGTTCGCGGGCGCGTCCTTGTCTGCGATAATGGGGATAGACCCGTGCGCGCCGCCGAGGTACGAAATAGCCTTGTAGCCGCCCTGCAAATCCTGAGTGTTGACAAGCTGCTTCGTCGCAGTCAGCAGAGCCTGATACGCCCGACGTACACCGAAAGAGGTGTAGATGGCGGTTGCCATGCCGGACGAGTTGGCTTCAAGCGTGTCGATAGCCGTCTGGATAAGCGTGTCGGAAATCGCGCGGTTAACAGAGCTGTTGCCCTGCACGGTGGCGACCCACCACGGATAGGTGGCAACGTCAAGCCCCTGCAACGTAGCCGTAGCGGACACGATGCCGGACAGGCCCATCATTTCCTTTGCGCGGGAGCCGGAAACGTACACGGAGAACGTGCCGTCAAGACTGCCGTAGGTCGCAAGGCCGGTGGTCAGCACAAACACGGTGGAACTGGTGATGGACGCAATCGTATCTCCCACAACGCCGTAGCTCGTCGCGCCGGTGGCGGTAACGAGAACGTCAACCTTCATGCCGACACGCAGTTTCGCGGTACTGGCAACCGTAACCGTGGTCGCGTCGGAAGCCGAAACGCAGACAGTGAGTGCGCCGGTGCCGTCGCCGTAAGCCTGACGGTTCATGGACGCTTTCATGTCCTTTTCAAGACCGCGCATCTCGGAGTCAACAGCACGGACAAACGCGCCCTCATTGGAACGAGCCGCCTTGATGGTGGGGCCGGTAATCTGGATTCTGCCGTACTGGTAGCGCATCGGAACGATGCACTCTTTGTACTGCTGATTGCCAGCGGTGGGAAGTGCGCCGCCCTCAGCACGTGCGCCAACGCCCTCGTTGCGCCCGTAGTGCAGGGGGATAGTAAAGTTTTTGCCGACAACGCTGTCCTCGTTCTTCTCCAGACGGGAATACAGGACAGACGAATTGTTGAGCTGTTCGCGGATAGGCCCAAGATACTGATTCTTCAGAATCGCATCAAAGGTAGTAAGTGTAGCTCCTGCCATTTATGTAGTCACTCCTTATGTTTGTTCACGCAGGGCGCGAAGATACGCCTTTGCTCCCTCCCTCGCCTCTGCATATGTTTTTGGCGTTGACACCACTTGTACGGGTGTCGCGCCGCTTCCTTCGGTTGGCTTGTTCAAAGCCCGTTTTTTGTCGATAAAGTCCTGAATGGCCTTGTTTGCGATAGCATCCTCGTCAACCTTTGTCGGGCCAACGCGGTCATACACAATCAGCTTCGCCGTACTCAGATCACAGTTGACTTGGTCGGCAACCTTGCGTATCTCCGCTTCGTTGGCTTTGAAGAACTCGCCCCACTTCTCGTCAGCCGATAACGTTTCAGCCTCTTTTGCCAACGCATCTTTGCGCTGATACTGCGAGAGCATGTTCTTTGCTTCAAGCGCGTCACGTTCTGCCTGAGTCAGACGGGAAAGCACCTCAACAGGCACGTTCTGTTTCTCTGCCTCGGCTTGTAACGCCTGATGCTCTAAAGCCTTTTGCAAGTCCTCAAAGGTTTTAATCGGGCTTCCGTCCGGCATCGTCCCGCCCAGCTTCTCGATAACGGGGTTTACCTTTTCCCAAACCGCCTTTTCCTTTTCGGCAACCATCTTGTTCAGCCGTTCGGAAAATGCCTTAGTCTCGGAAACATCGGGCTTCGGCGCGGGTTCTGCCGGTGTGTTCGTGGGTTCCGGCTGTGTAGCACCAGTCGGAACTTCTGTCGTTGTCGGGGCGGCGACACCCTCTGGTGCGGTAACGTTTGCCGCTTCAGCATTAGCAGCCGGAGTCTCGATGATTTGTTCCATGTTTTAGTCCTTTCTCAGTGGGCGAAATTGAGGTTTTAGCAGCCCAAGATTTTTACACCGCAGAGCTTGTCTGCATAGTGGGGTTCGCTGGCATATAGTTTTTAGGCTTGGCTTCTGTCTCTGTCGGCTCAGTCGGAGCGGGGGGAACTCTCGCCATCATTCTCTGGAAAAGAATCTGCAAGTGCATGTCTACGTGCGCGTCAATCGCCATCTTCAACTCGGGCGGTAACTGCGTGTATTCCTCGGTCTTGCGGAACTTGTTGTGTTCCTTGACATGGGCTTCGTGGTTGTAGAAGTCGCGCACATCGGGCGAAACGTCGCCTTGCCTGAACTTGTCATTCTCGGTCTGTGCCTGTGCCGCGTCCTGCTCAATCTCGGAGTACACATCGTCGATGATGCCGAACTCCAAGACCTTCATGATTAACTGCCTGTCTCGCTCGTTGGTAGGCAACAGCAAACCGTACTGTACCATCTTGATAACAAAGTCCTGCATGGCGGCTTTGCTCGTCTGGTACATCGTGCCTTCGTTCACGCGAACGTCGATAGAGGTCAGGTCAGAGCCTTTGAACTTCATCGTTTCGACCTTGCGGTTGTCTCCCGCAATTCGGATGGTCCGTTCAATGTCGTAGCACTTCTGCACCATCTTCAACAGATACCGCATATACTTCTGCTTGCACGAAATATAGTTGGCAATCGTCGGCCCCAGCTTCGTATCGTCCTGCTCTTGCAAGAACCCGATAGCCGTACCGGATGTAACACCAGTAGGCGTTGAGCCGTGGGAAG